AATTTTCTTGAAGTTGCATTTCTAAACTCCTTAAATGTTTAAAATGTTATTATTATTTACGAGCAATAGCTTTACTATATGCTTCCATGATGTTAGTCATCTCTGGAGAATCTTCCACTTCTGATACATCACTTTCTTGTTCAACATTTTCATCCTGTTTTGTTTGATTTGGGAAATAACTTTCCTTAATCGTCTTAACTTTATTCTCAAAATCGTCTTTATCATCTTCGTAAGAAACACCCTCTACGAGAGATTTCATCTTTTCCGATTGTGTGTCTGCAAGGTCTTCGCAAACTTCTTCCAAGATTTTGTCTTTACGATATTCGTTAAGTTCACTTGTAACTTGAACGTTATCATCAATTTGAGAATTCAATTTTCCTTCAAGTTCTTCCACCTTGTCGTACAGGCTTTCAACGATGTCAACTTTTTCGTCTGGAACTTCGATATAATGTTCAGTAAAGAGATTTTTAAGTCCGCCTATGAACTCTTCAGTAAGTTCACTCTTCAATGAACTATCAAGTGCAATTTCGTTCTCTTTCATCCACTCTTCAACTACGTAGTTGAGATAACCATCGACTTTTTCAGTCAATTCGTCACGGAATGAAACAATCTCTTCTTGAAGATTGGCTTGATACTCTTTTTCAAGTTCGTCAATCTTTACAGTTGCAATTTCCATTACCTTCTGGTGAACTGCCGCTTCAAAGATAGTAGAAGCTTTAGTCTTAAACTCTTCTGAAAGTTCTTCACCTTCAACCAATGCATCGATATCTTCTTTAACATTGATTTCAGGCATGGAAATTTTCATTTTCTTTTTCTTTTTACCAACTTCATCTTTTTCTGGATCAGAATCATCTGGTGTTGGGCCCCCAAGATCTTCTGCTTCTGCAACATCCATAAGATTTTTCCACTTCGCAGAAACTTCTTCTTTCTTCAGACCATTGACTTTATCGAAAAGGGCTTTAATCATTGCAGATTTAGTAGAAGGAATTTTAACTTCCTCTTTCTTTACCTGTTCTTCTTCCTCTTCTTCGTCATCGTCATCTTCTTCCTCATCTTCGTCATCATCTTCTTTGACTTTTGCTTTGGGTGCTTCTGCAACAATTTCTTCTTTTTCTTCTTCTTCAATTTGTTCTGGAGCTTCAACAAGTCCTTCTTGCTCAGTTTCTTCCAGAATTTCTTCTTGAGTTGTATTTTCCATAGAACTTGATACTCCTAATAGTTAATGGTATATTTCGTTTACTGTAGTAATATTTATAATATCACAACTTTGATAATAAATTTTTAAACTCGTTTATTTTTACTTCCTCAAGTTTTCTGGAAGAGGCTTTTAGGATATTATTCCTTGCCCGTTCTATATCTTGTTCACGCAAAAGTCCATTATCCCAAATCCATTCTTTTCCCTCCATAATACCTTCTACGAAAGCGTTAGGAGCAGAAGGATCTGCGACAATATCTGCTGCGGTTGCAAGATAAAAATCTTTTTGTACAATTTGAGAGTTCTTTTCATCTTGTTTTAATGTTCCCATTCCCCTTGAAGAAACACCTAATCTTGCACCCTCATCAATCAAACACTTAACAATTTGTCCATTTGGTGTGTCTAAAACTTTTGCACGCCCGACAAAATTCTTACCTTCTTTCACCAAAGAAGTAATCATGTGTGATGCACGATCAAGATTGACCGTTGGGCCGTCAGGATGTCCAAGTTCTCCAAATGCACGTTTTGGGTCTACGTATTCCTTGACATATCGGTTCACTTCTTTTTCAAGAACGTCTAAAGGATATACTCTACCGTTTTTATTCTTTTTTTCAGACTGCATGAAGATACCTTCAATGAAGTACTGTTTAGGTTTAGCGCCCTCTTCAATAAATTCATAATTTACAGATTCTTGTAATTCGCATATAAGTTTCATTTGTCTATCCTATTTTGCGTTACTGAATGCAAAATCCAAGATTTTTAAAAAAGATTTTGTATCTTTGTTCATGTTATCTTGCATTTTTTTCTTCTTAGAACTATTTAGTGTGTCAAAGGTTTTCAGAATGATATTTGCAGATTCGGGGTCAATTGGAACCGATGTACCACTCTTAAACTTAATATCCGATTCTTTTTTCTTTTTTACAACAGACCTCAATTGATCTACAACATCTTCTTTCAAAGGTTTTTCTGACCGAATTACCTCTTCGACTTTTCTCTCTTTAACAGGAAAACCTATTGATTTTCTAAACTCTTTATATGTTTTCATTTATCTACTTGGGCCACCATCTGCAATTTTGGAATATGTTCCATTTGTTACATTTGCCAATAAAAATTGATCCGATTCTTTATGAATAACGGTTAATGTAGCTGCAGGCAAAGTAACAGAACCTTGAACTGTTCCATCGGTTCCTCCTTCAGTTCCATCACTTTTAACTACTGAAATAATTGTAATCGCTGATGCGTAAACCGCAACCGCCGTTGCTTTACCCAATCCTAAATTTGTAGCAGTTGTGGCAGTCTTTGCGGCTAATAGTTTCATTGTGTCTCCGTTGTTTCTGGTTCTGGTTCAGCCTGAACCTCTACTTTTGGTTCTTCTATTTCTGGTTCTTCGATTTTGTCCGAAAACATTCTGGCAGAAACTTCTCGTTTTCTAGTTTCTAATCCATCTATCACTTTATTTGTAATTATTTGATCAAATGCATCGTTGACACTTGTAGGATTACTTTGCATTGAATAATCTATAATATCTACTGTTTTAAAATTTCGTTGAACTTCTTGTTCTGCCATTTTTATCTCCAAAAATTATCTATTAATATTTATAAACTTTTAAAGGTGTAAACCCTTAATATTCTTCTCCACCTTCTTCACCTCCACCCTCTTCTTCTGCTTCTTTTGCAATCAATTCATCTTGTTTTTCAACTTCTGCCGCTGTTTGTCTGAGAATATTTGCTCGGAACCACTCTTTAGAATAATATTTTCCAACATATTCTTCTGAGTTTCTTGCAAGATCTAAACGTTGAGACATAGTTTCTTGATGTTTAAATTCTGAATAGTAATGATCCTTTTCAAACCTGTAATGAACCTTGTCTCTAATCTTGGCCCATTCTGCAGCTGTCATGATATTTTTCAGAATTAACTGTCTTTCCATTATTTCATCAAATAAAATTGAGAATCTTGTCTGTAACTTTTTGATAAATTTACTAAAAAGTAATTCATCTCTTGTAACTTCACTTTCTCTTCCCAAAGAAAATCCCGATTCTGCTTCAAGTCGTGAGACAGGAACATGCATTGCTTTGTATAATTTTCGTTGAAAGTACTCTACATCTTCCAATTGACCAAGATTTTCTCCGCCAGGAAGTGTAGTTATTTCTGTTCCCCGACCACCTTCTCTACGAGGCAACCAGTAATCTTCCAACATTGATTGATGTCTGCGATCATCTTTGACTTCACCAGAATCCGAATCGTAAACCAATCGGTTCTTGTATCGTGTCATAATGTCACGAATATATTGTTCTGCTTTTAATTTTGGTAAGTTTCCTACATCAATATAGAAAATTCTGCGTTCAGGTGCTCTTGATATACGATAGATAACAATCGCATCTTCTACCATTCGCAATTGATTTAATGGTTTGATTGCCTTATGAAGATAAGACATTACTGTATTTTTTTGAGGATTTAATAAACCAGAAGTGGAATATGCAATACTATCACCCGAAATTATAATACCAGAAGAGGATCGATTGTGCAATCCAGCCTCATTGTAAGTGTACGTAGGAACTATATCTACTTTTGCTTTTCTAGGATCAACTGTTTTTTCTACTTTAACATTTTTAACTTTTTTAACTTTTGTAGCATCCAAACTTCGGAGTTCTACAATACCACGTTTTGGGTCATTTTCATCTATCATAATGTGATAATACAATCTTCCTTCAATGTACCATCTGCGAAAAATATCATGACCATAATTGTTAAAGTTTAGAAGATCCAATACAGTATCGAATTCTGTACGAACTTTTTTCTTAATACCTTCTGTGAGATCTGTTTTGTCGAGAACAACTGATACTGAAGGAAGAATATCATCAACAACAATAGCATCATTTACAATATTATCAATCGCAATTTCACAATCGGACATTTGAGACATATCACGATATTTAAGAATAAGTTCTACCTCATTCTTATATTGTCCATCCATATCGAGAGAGTAACCAGCTGCGCCCGCTCCCGACACCATCATGGAACCATCATCACTTTCTGGAAGTGTGAACGCAGGAACATTAGCGTTTGCCAATTCCTGACTCTTTCTCTCAATTTTGAAACCAAATATTTCAAATGCCATAATTTTTTTCTCCTTTTTCTATATTATCCAGAATCTTCATCCGAAATAAAATCTTCATTACTAAGTAATTGACTGAATGAACTTTGATTTGGGTTTCCATTTGTCCAACTATCATACATCCATGTACAAGTAAACTCTTCTATTTCCGATGCAGTTGCCCAATCAAGATTGATAGTTGACAATGCAGACGGCCATGCACCAACAAATGTATAAGTACGTAATTTTTTCCCAG